TCGAATTCAGTTAAATAGTCATCGGCAACAATAGACCAACCGAGGATATATTCCTCACACATAGGGTTGGAGATTTCAACTTGATCCCGAATCTTGGTCAGGATTTGGTCAACACGAGCTTCTGCCCATTCGTAGTCGGCATCAAAATCTAGACCCTTGACCACATACTCAGAACCACCCTTCATCTTCCAATAGGGATCACTAGAAGAACCATAGTTTTCCATATACTGGGTAGAGATTAGTAACTTAGACATATTAAATACTCCTTAAGCAGTCATTACAAAAGCAAAATATAAGCCAAATGGCAAGGCAATTGCTGTAAATAGAATCACTGCCGCCATGGTATCTAATAAGAATCGTTTCATTTGACACATCCTCTTTTTGGTTGGTATGTGTCTATTATACCACGTCTAGAGAGGATGTACATAATACTTTCGTATAAGATTTGTGTAATACTCAGGTATTACTTTCTACATACGATGTGATCATCGGAAAGGCCTGAGTAATCGCCTGAGCGCACGCCTGAGCGACTTGGATGTGTTCCTTTTGGGTACCATTAGATGACCGTAGTTCGATGTAATGGATCCACGACCTAATGGTACCATTGACCTGTAGTCTGGACATCATAAGTCCTTCTGGTAGTACGGCTCTGGCCTGTTCCTTGGCAATACCATTATCAATAGCCCAGCGATATGCTTCAAGAGCAGCATCACGAACCTTAATTTGTTGTGCTTCCCACATCCAGGCCAAACGTCGACCTTCATCAGTAGACATATCAACCTCTACACTATTTTGTCTATTTTTCTGATCCTGAAGTCGTGGTTCGCGAAGTACCATTTCCAAATCTTTAGTTGGATCTGCGTACCTTTGTGAGAACTCTTGAAAGGAGAACGAACGGTGTCGTAATAGCTGACGGGCAATGTCTCGGGTTGTTTCAACTTCAATACAGGCTGAGACCATTTCAAATGGGGACCAGTGCTTGTGCTTGGCCAAGTATCCGAGCAGTTTTTCAGCAGTCGCTGTATTAAACTGATTGGCCGGATTACTAACTCTGGCGCAGTATGCAATAAGGTCCTGCGCGTCATACAATCCTTGATCATATAACTCCCTCGTTGGTTTTGAAAAACTAATTAGTGTTGCTTTCATTTCTTTAAACTTTCCTCAAATTCTTCTATAGATCTTTTAAGTGATGATATAAATCCCAACTCAATTAGATTTCTTTTTGCTTCGGGATCAAGTAATACTCTCAATGTTGCGGGACCATTATCCGAGTCTTCAATATAGTCAATTACGTCAATCATGATCCATCGCCTTCCAGTTGTTGATAATAGTGTTTAGTGAGTGCTTTATAGGCCTCAAGAATTTTGGGCGGTAGTTCAACTTTATCAAAAATTATGGCATTATCTATGGCTATTGTTAGATCACGAGAAAGTTTAAGTTCTTTTGCCGTACCAATTTCATGTGTTTCAAAATCACTCATAATTTAAATCCTTCAAACTTTTGTCGTTTCACTGCTTGTGACTTATCATACATTGGTGTATCATCGGTCAAGGTCTGTTGAGTTTCCTCTACATCATAAAGGCGCATTTTTGAACGGTCAACGCCGATAACGAATCTTTTATGATAGGTTGGATCATTGTATCTATTCTTTAGTTGTTTGACCATCATCTGGCCTTGTTGTTCTAACTCTTCTGTTGAGATAAGAGCGAACATAAGGTCGGCAGTTGCTGGGAGTCCAAAAGACTCGGAAGTGTCTTCGAGACCGACGTCTGAGTTTCCATATCCGCTTCTTGTTGTTTGAGTTGCAGATACAACGGGTACGTCAAATTCGACAGCAAGGCCACGTATTTCTTCGGCAATTGCTTTGATGTAGTTGTAGGAGTTGATGGCACCGCCCATTCCTTTCATTCGTGATGAGGAGCAAATATTCAAATAGTCAATAAAGATAATGTCTGGTACAAATTGTTTCTTGAGTTTTAACTCATTTAACAATCCACGGAAATGTCCGCAGTGTGCTGAACCAGTAGGATATTCCTTAATGATTAATTTACCAGTAGTTTGTCGAGAGATATTTGCCACCTTAGTAGTAAATATATCTTTAGACAACTTATCAATCTGGTCAATAGGAACATTAAGTAAATTTGCATCAATACGTTCAGCAATCTTCTCTTCGGACATTTCCAAGGTCAAGTAAAGCACATTCAAGTTTTGTGTCATACAAGCCGCAGCCATATGACACATGAATAATGATTTACCAACACCAGTACCAGCAAGTGCAATATTCAATGACTTACGTGGTAAACCACCCTTGGTTATCTTATTAAAATAATCCAAGTCAAATGGGATCCGTTGCTCTTCCGTGTGATAGAAATCATATCGCTTATCAACGTTTTCAATATAGTCGTGTCCAATGTTAGTATCAAAACCAACACCAAGAGCTTTAGTCAGAATATCTGGTAAAGCATTCTTAGTAAGTGATTCATGTTTACCATCAATAATGGAGATGGATTCCATAATTGCATTGTACACGGCTCGATCTTGGCACCACTTTTCAGTAGTATCCAATAACCATTTCTCATCTACTTTCTCATCTGAAAAGAGATAGGGCAACACATCCATTGACATGTTATGTTGCTCACTAGACAATTTATCAGATTGATCTAACTCAATTTTAAAACTAGTTTCAGTTGGCAGTTTATTATACTTTGCAACGAACTTACCAGTCTCCTTAAACAGAGTCCGATAAATGCCTTCAAAGTACTCAGGTTTAATAAATGGTAACACCTTACGCATATACGCTTCATCATTGAGTATATGACGTAAGATTGTTTGTTCAAGATTAGTCTGCAACTTGGTCCTCTTTTTTATTTAATGTAACACTACCATCAGTGAGACCTACTTCAATGATTGCTTCCAATACAGCAGCAACGTGTTTTTGTAGATTAACATCCGATTCGGTTAAGTCGGTATCCGGTGTGGTTACAATTCTAAAATTAAATGTCAGTTGATCTTTAATTTCATTGAAACCGATAGCATTATATTGCACCACAGTTTCAATGTAATCACCAGTCATGAACCTAACACCCCAAGCATCTTCATTATCCTGCAAGGGTGTTAGAACATAATCAACGTTTTCCTTAAATTCACTCTGCATCTGCGCCGACATATACATCTCTCTTAATCATATAGGTACGAGCCAAGTAATCGGCAAAGTCCGTAGTATCAAACAAAGGTTTCCAGAACTCTTCGTTCAGTGTTTCCTTCTCTCGGTACTTGCCCTCCAACATCTCTCCAGTAGACTTATCAACTTTTTGATACCATCCATTGCTAGGCTTAATAACGTAACCACCAGTGAGAGCAACGTCCAACAAACCAGACCAACGCTGGACACCACCTTCCCAGGAAACTGAGATAGGAATTTTTGATTTCTCTCGGACATATCGTGATTTCTCTACGTTAATAATAAAGTGGTAACCTTGGATTTCAGTACCGACTTTATCCTGTTGACGACCCAAGATCCAAATGTTATCTGCAGAGTAGTAAATACCAGTGCCACCAGAAACAATATCCTTAGGGAATAGACCAATTTCTTTATATGTGTGGTTTACAGCAATCATAGGAATATTTTTCATATTCAGATATGGTGTACACATACGGAAGAGACCTTTCAAGGCCTTGGCACGAGACATATCTGCCACTGATTTCTCATTGATAGCATCTTCCAATTCTTTCTTAGAAGCCAAGTTACCAACAGAGTCAATCACAACGCATACCTTATCGCCACGGTTGATGCCCTCAAGCTGACCGATCAAGTCAAACTTAAGTTCTTCAACGTTAGTAATTGGAGTATGCAATACACGTGATGGGTCAATACCAAATTGTTCAAAGTAAGACTGGGGTGAACCAAACTCAGAGTCATAAAATAAAATTACAGCCTCAGGATATGCTTTCAGATAGGCGCTGGCCATAATGAGAGCAAATGACGTCTTAAAGTGTTTTGATGGACCTGCCAGAACAGTCAGACCAGGAGTCAGACCACCATCAATCTTACCAGACAGTGCAACGTTAATCATTGGCACCTCAGTGGCAACCATATCCTTCTCATTGAAGAATTTAGACTCTGATAGAATTGAAGTATGGTCTAACTTACTATTCTTTTTCAATTTATCCATAATGGACATATGATATATTCCTTATACAATATTGTAGTACGATTTGTACCATTCAACAAATTTAGCAACACCAACCTTAACCGATGTTGTTGGCTTATAACCAAGTGCCTGAAGTTTTGTAGTATCAGACCACGTAGCTTGTGTATCGGCGGGATGTTTCTCCACCATGTTCTTGATTGCCTCCTTACCAACATTCTTTTCAATTTCACTCACAAAGTCCATAAGTTGAACTTGTTCGCCGTAACCTATATTATATACTTCTTTTAGGTTCTGTGTCGTATTATTTGCTCTATTAATAACAATATTAATACCCTGGACAATATCATCGACATAAGTAAAGTCACGGATCATATCACCATAGTTAAATAAATTGATAGGTGTTTCTTCTATAATTGATTTGGTAAATGAGAACAGTGCCATGTCAGGACGACCCCAAGGACCGTAGACAGTAAAGAAACGAAGACCAATTGTTACTGGTATTTTACTTGCCATGAACTGTGCTTCATTGGTTGCCTTAGAGTAACCATAAGCATTAAGTTGATAACCACACTTGTCACTTTCTTTCCAAGGCAATTCATTGCCCGCCATTACACAGGATGTGGAAGCATAAATGATCTTATCAACACCACGTTTTTCACAAACTTCAATTAAGTTATGTGTACCATTAATGTTGTTCTCTAGGTACAGACGTGGATGATCTAGTGAGTGACGTACACCAGCATAAGCACCCAAGTGCATTACAACATCAGGTGCAAAGGTACTAATTGCAAACTCAACATCAATAAGATT